CATTTCTAAAGGTACTTCCGTAGCACGAGAAGCAATATCACTCACAATTGCATAAACATCTACGTTCTTTTCGTAACCTTCGTTAATTGCGGTTCTAAAATCTCCATTGTACAATGAATAGGTTTGACCACCCATGAACATCCATTGCTTTACCGATTGTATTGCAATAGCAGCCTTCTTACTGCCAAAAAAATCAAATACTCCCATGTTTAAAATATTAATAGTTTTTTCTTTGAATACTTCGTGTAAACGGCATACCTAATACTGTCAAGACCATGATTGAAGTCATCTATTGGTTTATTAATCGGTTTGCCACCTACTGTCAACCATTGGTAATTGTCAATCTCTTTCTTAATGTTTTTAGACCTTCTCGTGTAGTACACTTCGTACTCTCTCATTTTACTAATACCAGCATTAACGGAGTCATTACCCTTAACCGCCTTTATGACTTTAAGACCTGCTCTCCTTAATTCCTCAATTGATTTAGGGTCAGCCGAATCGCAATAAATTTCATTTAACTTATCAGGATACGCTTGAATCTTTTTAATCAAATCAGAATTTGTTAATCCCTTTTCGTAAATAACTTCGTCAAGATATAACTTATTTCCTAATTTAGCAATTCGCACTAATGCAGTAGGGTCATTAGAGAATCCAAAGTCAAGTCCACTAAATATAACATCGGCATCTTTTGGGAAGAACTCACAAGGTTGCCAATCATGATAAATAAGGGATTCGTAACTTGGTTTAGGGTTTTGCTGATAAAGTGACTCAAAAGTAAAAGGTTGGTCTTTTTTTATCTTTACAAGTTTCTCTAAGGAGTGTTTCTCAGGCCACAAAGCTTCACCAACCTTACGTTTATCATAACTATTCTCCGCAGCTTCACGAATTGCAGGAAACTCAATTATCGTCCAATCATCATCTCTTTCAAGAAGTCTACCTGCTAAGTCATCATCATACCATCGAGTCTGAATAAGAATTTGCTTAGAATCGTTATGTAAGCGAGTTTCAAACACATCGGTGTACCAATTCCACAATTGCTCCTTGATAATGTTAGATTGAGCCTCTTGTCGGTCTTTTAAGGGGTCATCTATGATACCAATGTCAACCGCAGTTCCAGTAAGTGAGCCTCCACGACCAACTGCTTTTAAATAACCACCTTCGTTAACAGTTTGGAAAAACTCAGCAGTACGAATAGCTTCACCCTTACGTTCACTAATGCGTGAATTAGGAAAAAGGTTTTTATATTCTTCACTAAGAATCCTTCTTTGTATCTCACCACTAAATTGTTCAGCTAAGGTAGCATTGTAACTTGCCAAGGCTAATTTCAACTTAGGGTTCTTGCCTAACAAATAAGCAGGAAAACTTCTTGTTGACAATTCTGACTTCCCATGTTGCGGAGGCACAAATATCATCAACTTCTTAATCTTACCCTCATACACCTTATCTAAGTGGTCAGCAATAACTTTATGAAACCACTTCATATCATAATCAGGTTTCACATACTTCACAAAGTGGCTAAACGACCTCCTCGAAAGTTCCCTCATCAATATCTCTTTCTCTAATTCTTGAAAGTCTTTGTCGTATTTCTTCATCGCTTAATAATCTTGGGTCTAAGGTTTCTTCTTTAATCGTTACTTCGGTAGTTACCGCTTGATTTGCTTTTCCGTGTTGGAACTCTAATAAGAACTGCGTATTCTTCATTTCACCATTCTTAATGTCACCTAAGATACCATTGGCTATTACGGCAATGAACCCAGGTGTTTGAACATCCATAGCAATACGCTTAATCTCAGCAACACTCATTGAATTAATCGAGGCAGCTAAGGTAACAACATCGCTTTTAGTCAACTTTACGTTTAACGCATCACCAACCTCATCAATTACCTTCTTAATCATTCCTTTTGGTCTCCCATTGGGATTACCACTTTGTCCCTTAGGAAAGTGTTTAAGATTCTTTAACGTATTTGGATGCACCTTTCGTTTTTCCATAATTGTAGTCATTTAATGGTTTGGAAAAAATTCTAAATTTTTTTAATGTGAAATCTGAATTTGATTCGTTTTCAATTTTGGGTTCGCTTATATTATACCTAATAGTATAATTAATGTAATAATATAATATATATATGTTTTCTTATTTATAATCAATCTAAATAACATTAACTTATTGACTTTCAACCTTTTAACTCAAGTGTTCCGCCCCGAAGTACCCTTATTTAGATTAAGTCTTAATAAGTGTTTACTCCGCAAACTTAGTCAAACTTTGTAAATAACCATATATTTTATTGTTTTTGATTGTTGGTTTTTAGAAAGTGTACACAATTATTAACCAAAAAAGTTTGCGATTTTATTTATTCCTTCCCCACACCCACTAACCCCTACCCCCTTTTGCTCCATGACTTTTTGGTTACAAAACGTAGTTTTGAATAAAAAACGTATCCAAAATGACAATATCATGTGTCAATCTGAATACAAAACGTATTCAAAAGGTATAACATTATGTTAAATAGATGGTAGGCTGTGGGTAGCCAAAAGGGTATTTTCTTTGTTTCCTCTCTTTATTAAGGGTTTTTCCATTGGATTGAATAGCTTAATTAGATTGATTCTAAATAGCTTTATTATTGATATTGGATAGTAACAAAGAAAAAAGTTATAAAGGTATGAATAATGCAATACTTTGAATTTAAGCGAGGATAATTAGGTAAAACATACAAACATATTACCTAATATACTAAAGTCTCTTAAATTGAAGATTTGATACCTTAAAATGAATGCAGTGTATTAAGCCGCAAGGCGGCGGCGGAACAATTACCCTTTTTTTTCTTTTTTTTTCTTTTAAGGGATAGTGTTACTATTCATTTAAGGGATTAATAACTAAGTTAACTGGGTTATTACCTTGAATTGTCAAATAAGAATAATAAACGTTTACATAAGCAAAGGTGAATAAGAAAGAAAGTAACCAAAGAAAGAATTACCAAAGGATATATTTAATTCTTATTAACTCTATTAATATACCATTCTTAAGAATGTATTAATAACTACGTTATATTATAATAGTATAATAAGAGTATAATCATAGCTTCGCTCTTATTCAAAGAAAAAAATAACGTTTGAAAATGAATAAAAAAAACATTTTCTAATTTATTTTTTAAAAAAGTTATAAAACCCTATTAATCAACTATTTAAACGCTAAAAAATAAATTATTTATTAATCTAATGAAATTTATAATGAATCTAAATAAGCCCTATAAAGTGCGTTTAAACGTTATTAAGCCCTATTTATGCTATGTTTTACCTTTGTTTCCTTATTTAGAACGTTTCTAAATTACGTTTAATGTTTGGTAATTAATGTAAACGTTAATACCTTTGAGTCAACAAAAACAAAAATAAAATGACAGCTCAACAAAAAATTATCGAATTTATCAACTTTTTAGAAAGAAGATTATTATCAACAAGTCAGGAGCATAACAGAATTAAACTAATTACACGAATTGAAGAATTAAAAAACGAATTAAGCCAATTACAAATCTAATTTTTAACCCTTAAAAATCCACATTATGAAGAACTTAATTAATTACACTAAAAAAATGAATGCAGCCGACCCCGAAGCAATTCCTACAGCTGTAGTTTTGACAATTACATTTTACTTAATCTATTTCATTTTAATTCCTTTATTCTCTTAATTTTTAACCCTTTAAATAATTCACAAAATGGAAAATCTAAAAAAACAAATTGTAAGCGAAATAAATGCAATGTCACAAAGTGACCTAATTAATTTAAATAATATTTATGCCCGCGAAATTCAAGGTAATTTCGATAATGAAATATGGGACAATGACGAAGATTTTTTTAATTCATTTTTTGAGAATGACGTAATGGGAGTGGTTCGGGCTATTTCATACGGGGACTTTCGTTTTATGGATAATTTCGTAAAATTTGACGGATACGGGAATTTAGAAAGTTTCAATTTTTTTGATATTAATGACCTTTGTGAACTACCTGAAACAATGGCGGTAGATATAATAAATAATTTTATTGAATTTTCTTATATGTTTTCTTCTGAATTAGAAGCCCTAATTAATGAATACGAATTTTAATTTTTAATCTTAACTAATTTTTTAACCTACAAAACACAAAACAAAATGAAAGCATTAAACTTAATTGCATCAAAAGACTCTTTGCGTCCTCAGTTAAATTACATTCAATTACAGGACGGATTTTTTAACGTTACTGATTGTAATGTATTACTCAAAATTCCTCAGTTGGAAATTATGAATAGCGAAATTTTAGAGGAATTACCAAAAGAAGCCTATTTTTTGGCTAATGATTGGAAAAATAGCAAAATTGAAAAAGCCCTTTATTTTAAATTAAACGGGAATTTGATTGAATGCAAAGACAGAAAATTTAATACCATTGGCTTTTTGCCATTTTTAGACGGAAACGAATTTTATACAAAAGTGGGTAAATTTCCTGATTTTAATAACGTAATACCAAAAGACGAATACAAAGAGGAATTAGGCACGCTATCTATTAATCCTGAACTTTTGTATAATCTTTATTGTGCCAATGGGAAGGACGTTTTACAATTTTCTTTTTTTGGTAAAAATAAAGCCATTAAAATAAAATTTAAAGAAAGCGAAGGAATTGGCTTAATTATGCCCGTAATGTTTGAAAAATAATTTTAACCTAAAATTTTATAAAAATGGAAAATCTACAAAAATACTTTATTCAATCTTCACACGATATTTTTGAGGATAGTTACGAAAATGGCGAAGGAAAAAATATTAATTTTTATAAAAATGAAGCCCTAATTTTAGCAGCTTCGCCAATTCAGGCACTAGAAAGGTATGCAAGCAGGATTTTAGGTTATGAATTGGACGCTGAAGATATTGACCATGAGAATACAGGTATTTTTTACGCTAATTTTTTAGTTGATAAAGATTGCTATCCTGCATCTGTCGAAGATGTCGAAAAATGGAAAAAAAATGAAATTATGCTTTATTCTGATGTTATAAATTTTGAAATTTTTGAATTAACCAAAATAATAACACTATGAAGCGTTTCCGAATTAATGAAGCCGAACAAATTATAATACTTGCAAGGTACAAAAGTGAAATAATTGAAAAACAAAGGTATTTTGGCTATAAAAGTCTGCAGGATATAAAAAGGCATTTTTTAGAAAATTTACCTTTTGAATTTAAAAATAAAGGTAGGCGGATTGAATTAACTATTTTTAACGCTACCAAAAACGAATACAGGTATATTAATTGTTTTTCTTGAATTTTAAAATTAGGGCTTCTTAGCCCTTTTTTTATATAGTAAATTTTAATTTAGCCCTTTTTGGGCTTTATTTATTTTAGGGCTTTTTAGCCCTTTATTTATTTAAGCCCTATCCAATGTATTAATCAAGTATAAACAATACAATACAGGGCAAAAGATAGGGCAAAAAATAGGGTTTTATATGGCCTTAATTTATGGCCTAAAATACTTTATTGCCTAATTACCTTAATATCTTAATTCTAAGCGACTTTTTTAGGCTTAGATAGGGAAACGTATTACCTTACCTACAAAAGTCTCTTAAACGCAAAATATAGTACCAAAAAAACAATTTAAATACAAATATTATGCAAGAAAAACAAAGTAACGCGAAAAAGTACATTGATTTTTTTAATCCTAATCAACACGTTAAACGTGTAGTTGATTCTGATATTCCTCTCAAGTTCTACCTCGGAGGTGTTCCACGGAAAAAGCTGATAGTCCCCCAAAATTTTTGGGTCAATAGTCCCCTAAGTTTTTTCGGTAAAATTATTTTATTGCTTGTCAGTTTATTTTTGGGGCTAATATTTTTTACAATATTTTTTGCAGTATTATTTAGAACAATTCTAAACTAATTTTTGTAGAAAAAATAAATAATAAATGTTTGCAATTATTAAAAAATAATAGTTTACATTTGTCAAAACAAATTAGTAGAAAATAATGGCACATTTAAAGACAGAAATAAACCCGAAAAAAGCTGGAAGACCAAGGTTAGACCCTACGGTAGTAGTTTCGGTAAGAATCCCAAAAACATTGAAAGAAAAAGTTAGTGCAAGATTTGGTAAAAATTGGATGAAACTTTTTAAGATGTTTGTTGAAGTTTATATGAAGGATGAATTTGAATTAAATTCTAAAAAATAGTCAGAATTAATTCCTAAAAAGTCTAAAATTATTTTTTTGATATTTTTTTTGGACTTCAATTTTGTAAAATTTAAAATTGAGAATATTAAAAGTTTAGTTTTTCATAGTGAATAGGTTAAAATGAGTAGTAGAAAGGGGTTAGATATTGTTTAATCCCTTTTTTTTAATCTTAAACAACAAAAGCCATGAGTGAATTAAAAGACAAAATCAACCAAACCTGCATA